GAAATATCCGAGCCCAGCAGCGTTACCTGCGTGAGAACGTCAGCTTCAAGACTGGGCTCGAGGGCCACATACCCAGCTACGGTGATCTAATTTCTGTAGGCCACGACCTGCCACGATGGGGCAGCGCAGGTATTGTGCTAGACATTACTGGCACTACCCTGACGCTCTCAGAGGATGTTACCTTCGGAGTCGGTAGCCATTGGATTGTGCTGCGCAAGAAAGACGGCTCCCAGGCTGGTCCATTCTCGGTCGTGGCAGGCTCGCAGCCCAACAAGGTGGTCGCCGCTGGAGGCGTTGGGTCGGACTTCTTTTTCGATGGCATTCACGAGCGTCCGCTGTTCTTGTTCGGAAAGACGGACCAGTGGGGAAAGCTAATGACCGTTGTTAGCCTGATGCCTGATGAAGACGAGGTCGAGGTCAAGGCGGTTGTGTACAACCCTACTATCTTCTCGTTCGACTCGCTTACTCCGCCTCCGCTGGCCAACCCAACGCTGCCACCAGTTGTGCCTGACCTGCCTACAGTCGCGAATCTGCTTGTGACTGCAATTGTGGGCACGACCGACCAAGTTCTCATATCGTGGTCGCCTGCTGTTGGTGCGACGGCATACACCATAAACAAGTCCACCAATGGCATAGACTGGGACGCTGTTGATACCACGCTGCAGTCCTCCTACGTATTGACAGTGCCCTATGCATATATCTATATCCGCGTTTACGCACTTGGCAAAGCTGCAGGCCCATGGGCTTACTGGTCTGGGCACCCAGTGACAAACACCCTTGTAAACGCCACAGACACTTTAACTGACGGAAGCGGAAACATCTTGAAAGGATAAAAACACCATGAGCTTAACACCTGGCAGACTTATTAAAACCGACGGAGCACCAGCTGGTGGTGTTCAAACGACCAAAGACGCACTGCCCTTCGGATGGGCGGACATTTCGGATAGCGCCACGGTTGGTTCTCCCATCAGCATCACTGGTGGCGCTGGCTACGTTACCTTGACGAACAACGCGTCTGGCTCCCCAACAGTGTTCACCTACTTGCCTGACGGAGTTACCTCTGCCATCTGGGTCACTGGCACGAACGCCTTTGACTTTAGCCAGCTCGCAGTGGGTGACATGATCGACCTGCGCATTGACCTGTCTGTCACGACCACTGCTGCCAATCAGGAGTTGAACGTAGACCTGTCAATGGCAATCGGTGGTGTCACCCCATTCCAGATACCGATCATCTCTCCGCTTCAGATAAAGTCTTCAGGCACCTACCGAGTAGTCCATCCTGTCAGTTTCTACATTGGTTCTAACGACGTAAGGACCAACCCTGCTCGCCTGCGCCTTTCGTCGCCTAATAACGCCACCGTTGTGGTCAAGGGCTGGTACATCCGCATCTGCCGTCGAGGCTAAAGCAAAAGGCCCTCCCAGAGCGGGAGGGCCTTAGTCCTTACCAGACCTTGACGATTGGCGGAGCGTCCGGATACTCCAGTTTGCGGAGCAGGAAGCAGTAGTGGATCGCCTTGTCCACGTCCTGGACCTTGTTCTTCTTGCGGTGGCGCATGAGATATTTCATGGCGCAAGCCTCTTCATAAGGCACCTGGTTCGCATGAACGAACTCGACGTGCTGGATCTTGTCACCCTTGTAGTGGTCGCCGCCGACCTGGGCACTGAGAGTGCCGTCAGCAGGAACTGCGGTCTGTGCAGGCCAGACCTTCACAGGGTGAGTATCGCCTCCAGTGTCGATGTTGGTTACGTCGGACAGAACGTCCTTGAGGATTTCAGCCAGCACCTCAGGGTGCATAGGCTCTGGGTTGATATACTTCGCACTGGTGGCGAGAATCTTTTCAGCTAATAATACTAGATTGATGGTCTTCATTGTGGGAACAGTTGTGAGTTAGTAGCGAGACAGCCTGCACGAGCTATGATATCCTGAGACAGCACAGTCGAAAATTTGCTAAATGCATTATCGAGAGAAATTCTCCAACGGTCTGCGACTGGACCATTGGTCTCTGTTTTACGGCACCAAAGTAGGCCCTCGATAGTATCAGCGAGCTTTAGAATGGCTTCCTCCTGCACAGTCAGCTGAGGCATTCCCAGCACGTGGTGCTCGTGGGCGTCCTCCTCCAGTTGTGCGTAAAGCTCCTTGGCCGCTCTACAATTGCGCTTCACGGTGAACGGAACGTCTCCTGTGATGAGTTCCGCTGCGTCGTGGAGAACGCACGCAACGAGGAGTTCCTTAGAGGCTTCACCCTCAGTCAGGTAGAGCGCAATTACAGCCACTCCCCAAGCGTGGAGGCCGAGCTGCTGGGCCTGGACGGTGGGTGCTGCGTGGTAGCGCATCACTCGGCCTGATTCGAGGGTGTTTGTGGCTCGGGTGATCACTGGGTGGCCTCCTTCGCCCAACGGCGCTCCATCCAGTGAGTGCAGGCGATTGCCCAGTCTTCAGACCGGACCCTGCGCAACATGTCGAGGATTTCCTCCCGCTTAGCTCCTTGCTTGCGTAGCTGCCAGGCATTGAAGACTGGCACAGCAGTGTGGCCGAAGAAGGGCAGGTGCTCGAACAGGAAATTCATCATTACCGACCCAATCTGCAGCGTAGTGCCGTCCTCAACAGCCTTGTGCATGCTGCCTGCGAGCACCAACAAGCTAGTATCGAACATGGAGTGCATACCCTCGTTGGGGATCAGCTGGTCGCTGATAAGAAAATCGCCGGAGTATAGGTCATGCGTTTCTTTGTCGTCGCGCATCTTGGCCCACTGCGGATTATCTGTGTAGACGTGGAGGTTGTTGCTGACATGGCTCCATGCACCAGCACGACGACCAAGTGCACCAGCCACGTATTCCTGAAAGAAGGAGAGGTGGACGATGTTGGCACCAGTTACGATGCCCCAGATTGCGTCGTTGGAGCGATTGATCGAGGTCATCTCGAGAGAGCCGTTGGCTGCTACGGAGAACATCAGGCATAGGTTGCACGCCTTGTCCTTGGTGTTGCGCCACAAGTCAGCTGGATCCCAGATCTGGACTACGCACTGACGGCTGTCTGGCTTCTCCTTCAGCTCCCTGATGACCTGTAGGAGCTGGTCACCCCACTGGCAGCGCATGCGCGAGCCGTAGAAGGCGTTGTAGCCTTTGCCGTCGTCGCTGAAGGACATCATGTTCTTGGCGAAGTGAGCCAGGAACGGTGCGTCGTTCATCGAGCTCAGCATGGCCATGGCCTCGATGAGATGGAAGAAGGGATTGGCGTCGCGAATCGGAGAGAAGTTGACTCGCTCCCAGGGGCGCTCAACCACAAGGGTGGTTACTCCTGGCAGGCGGAGCACGTTGCCGTTGCGGCTGGTGCTGGGGATGCCCTTCTCGGCGAGAGCGGAGTAGACGGCCGGAGCCATCTGGTTATAGTTACGTGCAATGAATTCCATGTTATGTTTTTAGCTTAGTGGTGTACTTACGGAGAGAAGGCAGTTTGTCTGCCCATAATGCGCGCTCGAACTTATCGAACTCGCAAAAAGTGTTGGAAAGGTTGTTGATGTCGTTGAAGTAGCTATCTACCTCCACGGATACAAGGCCCCAGAGCTGCTCACGTATGGCGAGGATGCGCGCCTGGTAGTGGTTATATCGCTTTGTGCCTAGCCGCTTCTCGTCTTCTACTCGGTCGTCTATGTCGTAACGGTCTATGCCTCGACGACTCCCAGGGCCACACAGGACGAAGCTCTGCCAGTCCGGTGCGTCTTTCCAGTGTGTGGTATAACGCAGGTCGGTGCAGACCTGATTGGCTAGGAAGTCGCCAATGCCAACTAGGCGCAACAGCCGCTCTGCTACGCCTTCGAGCGTGTGGCACTGGGTCCAGTCGACGTACTGGGCCTGACCAACTGCGGCCATGTAGTATTCCTCTGCGTGCTTGCCTAGGCCGTTGCTGCCATGAACGGGCATCATGTATGCGCCACGCATTAGCTTGTGGCCTTCGGCACGCATAGCTCGCAGTTTGCGCAAAGCCATATTGACGTCAGACACAGGCAGGATTCGCTCCAGCGTTGCTGGCTCGTTGAAGATGCGAGCGGTGAGGATCTGTGGGACGAGCACTCGCTTGCCATACTCTGCATACTTGTCACGCACATTGGCCTTGATCCACTTGGTCACTGCGTCGTGCTCGCGGTTGATGTTGCAGAAGCGATAAGCGCCGATGATGGCGTCGGAGCTGTACGGCGGAGAGCCACCCACCAACTCCTTGCGCAGGCGAGCCTCCTCGCGCATGCGGATGAAGTAGAGCAGGCGCTCCCTGACGGTGTATTTGCGTAGTGCGGTCATTTTAGGCGTGGCGGGAAAGCAGGTTGAAGAAGTCCTGTACTTCGCTGTTGGTGCAGTTGGGCAGGGAGGGATTGTTCTTCCTGGGGCCATATATGTGTACCAAGCAGGCCTGCAAATCCTGCCACATGTCTTGGCTGGAGTCTATGCCTTCATCGAGGTCGGTTTTGCGGAAAGAGAATTTCTGCAAAGCAGCGCCTGTCCTCCT